CAACCACGAACACGATTTGTGGAAATTCACAGTGAAACAACTTGCGGTCTCTTCGCTCTCACATACAGAAGTTTTTTTAGTCGTGCATGAGTTTTTTAGCTTAGTTTATCATATACACAGTAGCCTAAATTAGCAGTCATAGTTTAGCGATTTTTCGTAGACCAGCTTCCTAGAACAACTTGAAATGTCACGCGTATTTGACACACCCAGGTACAAGCATCAAACCCTGAGCAGGGTTGCACTAACTCTGGGTTTCAGGGAGGGTGGGTTTGACGACATAATTCCCTTATTTAGCAACGAGGCAATCAGGGGTATGAAACATGGGAGCCGCGCCTTTTTGTGTGGGTGCCTCAACCTCAATATGGCATTCTGGTCTGACCCCAGGGACCCCGACGAGGATGAGTATGATGACGAGGAGCTGTTCATGAGATACTCTTACCTCGATGGTGTTCAGAAATCGGACGCCCAGCTTATGGGAAGGTTTAAGGGTACAGCAGACCTGTTACACGGCATCATAACGAGGTGCAAACCCAAGAAGATCTACACTGACGACGAGGCGATGATGAGGTTCGTCCATGGCTACCTGTCTGGGAAGTACCTGGCGAAAACCAGCCCATCATGCGTCAAGAGGTGGAACCTAGCTGCTGTTCTCGCAAGAGAGATAGCCGGCACTTCTTCCCTGGCATGCAGGCATGGCAACAATGTGTTAGAAGTGCTAATCAAGAAGGTATCACTGCCGAACACTGCCTGCAAGACATGGGAGAGAATGACTGCCTGGGCAGAGGGCATGGAGAAGCTGCGGATGTCAAGCATGACACCGAAAGTCCATGAGGCTCATGAGGCACATAGAGAGAAACCATGGAACATCAACCCGAAGGACTTTAGGTGCACAGGCAGTTACGCAGAAAACAACCTCGGGTGCGACGCACTGTACAGATGCCACGGGCTGTTCTTACTCTCATACGGCGAAGACCTATACATATTTGACCACTCCTCAATGATCCAGGTTCAACTCCTGTCTCGAGCCTGGGAAGGGACTTTCAACTACGCCACCAACTACAGAAAGTGTGGGAACCTCGGACTGGAGACTGACAATTTCCTTCGGGCCCTTGAAGGCGCAGTTAGCTGGCTATGCAATGCCCTAGTCACAACCAACTTCAACATGAGCCTAGCTCGAAGCATGAAGCAGTCAGTGGCCCTCATGCAGAACGAATTGCACAAACACTCAGAACACCTTGAGACAAACACAGAACAGAAGTCTGCGAATTTGAGAGAAGCCATAGCAGGCATACTCCCATTGGATAGTTACTGGCATGATCACCTGTCGAATGCCGGCATTTCTGACAGAGCAAAAATGGACCTGGCAAACCTATACTACAACCTACCGTCGCCCGATGCGGACCTGGAGAGCCTATGGAAGAAGGGCGCGGAAATCATGTGCAACGCGTCGACTGCAGACCCGGAAATCTGGAAGCTTTTCATGAATTACTCGAAGGCATTAGACTTTTGTAAGCTCACGGCCATGATCAAAGAAGTGCCCAAGCACCGGAAGAAAGAAGGTTATGAATTCGAGGAGAGCCAGTGGTTCAAATCATGCCTCAAGGGGAAGATGCGCCTGCCACCGGATGAGGAGATGGGGAACGTATGGATTTACCACCACTTTGAGTTTCAAAACACACTGTCTGAATGGTATTGGGAGGCTGGTGACGTGACACACGTGCATGCGGACCTAGCCAACTACACGGACCAACTCAAGGCTACTTCACTCACCAGAGAAGACTGTAATGAGCTGCTCTATGCTATGGACTACGCTCCCCTTCTTTCCAAGAAGTATAGCCCGTCAGAAGTTCTGGATAGAGTCTGCACAGGGAAGAAGTGCTGGGACTCCATTGCATTGATGGCTGCCAAGAGTGAGAACACTAAGCCTGGGGCCAAGGTCAGAGAGACATGGTCTGGAGATGACGTGACCAGAGAATTAACCAGCTGTTACGACAGGCAAGCCATACCGCTAGGGAGCATGTACAGGGGAATGGTCTCCAGGAAGCCCCCAGTGAAGGTCGATGCCATGTTTGACCGGATTGCCGACTTGACGACGAAGCCAAGAGAGTATAAGACCATAATAATCTCTAATGACGTTTCAGGCTGGAGCCCTCAGGGAGACAGAAAAGCATGGGCTGAACACCACGACTATGTTGTTCATACCTCAGACTGCCCAGAAGGGTTCAACCTCCTGAAGATATGGTCAGGCATAAGTTCAGTACTCTCGAGACGAGGCTTTTTGGCGGTTGAGAAGCTACAGACAGGTCTGTTCCAAGGCTGGACCGGGACCTGTGACACCACTCTAAACATACACGCAAGTCTATTCTGTGTACGTGCCGGGAAAAGGGCGGGTTACCTCGATGAGGAGGATGTTGCCACCACAGCAGGCCTGATAGATGACGCAATGCAGGGCCTGGAGTTCAAGGAGGGGACGACAGTTGAAAGGGCCCAAAACGCGGCTGACAGACACTTTGAAACAACCTGCCGCATGTGGAAAGGACTAGCGGCGGAAATTGACCAAGTTAAGACACTGTATAGCAGCATAAAGGTGATATTCCTTAATAGGCTATACTGTGAAGGGGCTGAGGTATTAACCCCAATGAAGGTCTATGCAAGAGTCGACAGAGAGCTCACCCGGAGATTCTCAACAGTTTATGAGCAGGTGGATACTATCCTGGGAGGGTTCAGAAGTGCATCTGAGAGAGGTGCTGATCCTATGGTATGCTACATCATGGCAATATATAGGTCCTTAGACCTCATCATACAATCGTCCCGGGGATGCATACATGGCAACCTGGATGTAATGGAGATAGTGAATGCAGCCTTTGCACCCAGAGGGCTTGGGGGATGGGGTCTGCCACACATGACTGGATGGCTCACCCAGGAATCGCAGGATAAGCTCACAGCATACCTTGGGGTCATCTTTTCTCTCAACGAGTACATGATGGAATCAGGCACGGTCACCAGACTCAGCAGCTATATCTACAAAACACTGAACCAGACTCTGGCAGAGGCGACGGTCGAGGGCATACTTGATTCACCCAGGGACGTCAGGGTCGGGAGCCTGGTTGGCCTGAGCGGTGCAGTCCTTGAGAAGGTAAAGCGGGAGATGGCACAGAGGGCAAAGTCACCCATCTTCAGGGCAGCCTTGAACTCGAACAGCTCAGAGGTGTATAGGGATGCTATGATGAGGGCCTTGAAATCATGCACCTTTGATGCGAGTGTTCTCGAAGTGATAGGTAGCATCACCCCCAGGGCACAGATTTCGGCGCTCGTGGACAGAGCCCACAGAAATGATCTCACTGCCAGTTTGCTGCCCTACAGGGTGAAAAGTTCCTTGTCAAAAGTGGTGCAGGCTAACAACAGAGCTGCCATAGGGCACCTATTTGCGATCCAGACTCCAGATTTGGCCCCAATGCGGGAGTATATACGGTTCGAAGTTTTTCAGACTGCTTCGGCCATCCGTGAGCGGTACTACGAAGAAAACGGGCTAAGTATCACCAATCACACTCTCCCGGACTATGGGACACTATTGACCCGATCGCACAGCACGCACGCCTACATCCTGGCCCTGGAGAAGAAGGGCATAACCAGCCACTGCTCAGACCTTGGAGATGATGACCATAGGCGCTACAGAAACATGTACGACGGTATACCAGAGGGAGGGAAGATGAGGGCGCCAAGGAGTCGGGGGGTATACAGCTTTGATGGGGAGACCAGCAGGGCACTCACTCCCGGACAAAGGGCTTTCAGAAAGGCTGGCATACTGGGCGCACACGTGGATTCCAGGGGGGGAGACGGGGCATCTGTGGTCTCCTTATGCCTGGCGCAATGGGGCATAATGAATGCTACTCCTGCCGTAAGGGTTACAGTGCAGCCAGGAACGTCACTTAAAAGGGTAAGCTTGAAAACTTCTCACAGAACTCACTCCATAGCATGCTTCCCAAACGCTCAGGGCATCATTGCGGTAGACACAGTACCCCTCGGGCGCTACCTGAGCGAGAATTCCACCAATACAGACTTTATGTCATTTGCGACTGCTGCTAGGGCCCTGGGGCTTATCGAGGTGGCTTGTGGTGTGATCCCGAGAGACGGACTAGTTTACGGTGCTTCGTTCGGTTCGTTCCCTTTGACCAATGATGACGTAGCTAGGGTGCATGATGAGGAGACGTTCAGAGAAGCGCTACGGACAATTAATGAAGATGCACCAGAGTGGGTGAGGGACGAGGCATCAACCATCGTGCTCGCAAGTGCATCGCACGTCATGCCTGGGGATGATGATGTTGAAGTCGAGTATGTCAAGGGCGGGGTAGGCATCACTCACGAGATTAGGGGCCCAGTCATGGCAGTGGGTAGCATATGCCTGATGTTGTCCTCTGGTATCCAGGCAGCACCCTCACGAATAGCCACGAGGAAGCGTAAGGCAGCCAAAGTTGATGAGTCTGAAGGGAGACACGTCAGGGATGCAGCCACATCCTATAGAAAGTATAGAGAGTCACTTGGCGACCAGGAAGGGGCACTCCTCATGTTCATGGAGCAAATACTACACAACATGCCCAAGAGGGTGCCACTCCCTCTTGTTTTGGCCAGATGGCAAGAAGTAGGTGCCGTCCTAGAAGCCAGCGTGCCGAACTGGGCAACCGCACTTGAGAACTCCATCCAGTGTGTCAAGAACTTAGGCGCACCCCTAGGGGCATATGCAGCTGCAAAGATAACTGGGAGGTCATACCATGGGAGAATCCTCGCGCGGGGAATAAACGAAGACAGGGCGGAAGCTGCCACATTGTGCGCACATGCATACCTTGCAGTGCATGGCAGGCCGTCAGTGAAGGAGACATATAATTGCCTCGCAATGCTCGGCTTTGGGTATATCAACAGGTGCTGGCGAGTTGCCGCCCAGAGGAGACAATGTCGGAAAGAGAACAGCAGCTACGGTGCCAGCAGCCGCATCATTGGCATGATGTACGCTCAGATAAGTAACGTTGCTGGTAAAGAACCTGGTAAGGAGACCCTCATGAGAGCCATGGCAGCCGGCTTGGAGACAGGCCTCGCCTCTGAGACTAATGGTGGCAACATCAGCATCCATGTGTGTACCGAGGAAGAATTGGTTGATGAAGTGAAGACAAAAGCATACGCAGTACGGGTTTCCAGCTACATAGCCCGTCACGCCGGACTAGATATGCAATCCAGATTGGTAGTTGAAAAAGACATAGAGCAAGTGCTCGCAGATATCCGTGTGTTAGGTACAAAATATGTGTTGCCCAGACCCGCATTGGCTTTAGGTGGCGGACAGGCCGAGGACTTTGTTGCCGCTCTCCCAGATGTCAGTGACATGTTCGTGCAGCCTATCCAAATGGAGCCAATCGAGGATGAAACAGCAGACATCCCCGTTGACATGTTCAACCACTGCGTGGAGTATTACCTCTACACTGAGAGAGGTGCTGTCGCATTGAGGACATACAGGGACACAGGAGTTCTGCCTGAGGGGTGGAGGTTCAACCCTGGAGCAGTTGACCTGGAGGAGGTGAATAACTGGATGGAAGAAGAGCGAGAGTATGAGGCTGGACAGCATGGAGATGAGGTTGAGCTTTAGCCGAGCCGCAAGAAGATGCTAAGCAAAAAAACTTGCAAGAATTATATGACAACACACTGTTGACCAATGGAAAGACAATCGGGGGTTCACGGCTAGAGTGTCGTGGTTG